TTAGACTTCCGACGAGAGTCGGGAAACGGTTCCAGGAACGGTTTCGCTGACCTCCGCAAGATCCTCGACGGATTCTGGCCGCTTGGTTTGCGCCAGAATAAGCTGCGTCTGCACACGATCGGATTCGATGGCCGCAATCTGCCGTGAAAAGATGATGAACCAGCCCAGAAACATCATGCCGGCAAGAGCCTCGACGTTCGTCAACGTGTTACGCCCCGCCAACCACTGGAACCCGGCAAGAGCCCCGATCACGATAGCTAGGTCTGAAATCACATATACTACTTTTGAAAGCTGCGGGGCCAGCCAAGGCAGCGCGATCATCAGCATGCTCATCAGGCAGGGAAGACCGCGGGCGAATACGTTGTGCAGAATCGGATGCGGCGTGTAACGGAACATGCCGATGCCGATGAAGGCGATGCCTGCGAGCGTCAGCATGGTCGATAGCAGAAGAATCCGCGCCTTGAAGTGTTTGGGAGCTTCTTTTTCATCGTTTGCAGACAGATACTGCATCTGCAGACGGTGCGTGGTGATGAGCTCCGAAATCGCGAAATAGCTGATGATGACGATGCAGACGCCGGCCAACATCAATGTCGAATTGAACATACGAGCAGCAAAAGTGGTTCGATCGCCCAATTGGGAGAAATTGTTGTTGTACCAGTATGGATCATCGGACGTCAATCCTGCGATGCTGACACCGGAAACCACGAAGAACGGCAACAAGGATGCGATGGTCTTGGCATTCATGAGTTCCGCCTGTACGAACGTGACATAGCCTACGACCCCCGAGATCGCGGCGCAGAGTGCAGTCAGATAGCCTTTTAACGTGCGCAACCCCATCATGTTGCTGGCAATGGAAAGCAGCATGAACGCCGTGACGAAAATGGTCGACGCGTAGACCACGGACAAAGCGAGTATCTCGAAGATACGGCGAATAGGAATGGTCCAGCCATGTTTCAACGTCATCGACCTGGAGTTGCGCGCATACCCCAAGGTGAACGAAATGACTCCACATCCCGCGGTGATTCCGGCACACACGGTGAACAGGCGTTGGGTGACACGCCAGATGGCGGGAGCGAATTGCAGATATAGGTCCATGGCGATCCATGCAAGAGTGGCGCATACCATGAAGGAAATGATGCCTGAAGCCTCGGCTTGCTGATGACGTCCCATGCGCGTTCCCTCCAGTATTTGCCATTCTAGCCTGTCGTTGTCCTACCATACGCTACAATGGAAACTCGTGTTCACCTGCCACGTGCGGGAGTGCATGAACGGGCTGTAGCGCAGTTTGGTAGCGCGTCTGCTTTGGGAGCAGAATGTCGCAGGTTCAAATCCTGTCAGCCCGACCGGAAGCCTTGGAAACATTATGTTTCCAAGGCTTTATTTTTTCTTGGCCGTAGGCTATCGACACGATTCGACACGATGACCGCGCAACCTCCGCGTCTAGACGGTCTTCAACTGTTCAGCGCGCAGCTCGCCAATCGCGTCCGCCACATCGTCCAATCGTTCCGGCCAGAGAGCCGTGTATGTGTTCAGCGTGATGCTGGGTGAGGAGTGGCCGAGCTGCATCTGTAGGGTCTTCACGTCCGCGCCTTGAGCAATTGCAAAGCTCGCATAGCTATGCCTCAAACTATGGATGGTCACGCCCTCGTCCTCCATGCCGGCCAGTCGGACGGCCTTTCGCCAGACACGCGTCCGCCACGTGTTCGTCCACAGGTTCCCGCCTCTTGCCGCGCGGAACAGCCAGTCGTCGTCGCCCATGCCCTCCATCTGCCGTTCGATGGACGGTATGAGGAATCTGGGTATGGCGATGCTGCGCGGTTTGCCGTTCTTCGGCGTGCCCAGCACAAGCCTGCCTTTGCCGTCGTCGGTCCAAGTGCGGCGGATGCGCGCCCTGCGTGAATCCACATCCACGTCGCCGCATTTGAGTGCCAGCGTCTCGCCAATGCGGGCACCGGTGTATGCCTGCCAGCGGACGATCAGCCCGTCTACTGGCCGTCCTGCCCGTTCGGCCATGCTGGCCAGCAACTCCACCTCCTCGACGGTAAGGAACACCATGTCGTCATCGGATTGCGTGATGCGCGGCACGGTGACCTTTTCAATGGGGTTCTCTCCGATCCAGCCGTGCTCCAAGGCGAATTCCATGACACCGCCCATGACGACCTTGACGATGTTGCGGATGCTGCGTGGACTCAATGGCTTCGATTCGCGATCGTCCTGCAGTTCGGCGGGATACCCGCCTTCGGTGAGCTGCGTGACCCACTGTTGCAGTTCGTCGCGTTGGATTTCCCTCAGTGTGCGATCGCCCCACTTGGGGTTGATATAAACGCGCAATTCGCGGCGGTATCTGCCCAAAGTGCCCTGTTTGATATCCATCTTGCCGTCCGTCCATTCAGAGGCAACGTCCCGGAAGATGCGTAGTTCCTGCTGCGGGTCGCGGTATTTGCCGCGTCTGATGTCGTCCTCGATGGCCGCTGCGTATTCCTCAGCGTCACGGAGCTTGGCGAAGTTCCGTGATTTCTGGACGCGTTTGCCGTCTCGAAGCGTGTACCAGCGGCATCTCCACCGTGAGCCTTGGCCGTACAGCGCGGACCGCCATTTGTCGGGCACATTGGCTTTCATCGGATCCTTCGCATTGGCCAGCGACTGTTTCGCGGCCCTGCTGGGCGGGTTGCCGTCCTCGTCGTTTTTGAGCCATCTGTCGTCTACGAACGCTCTGGCCATGGTTGTCTCTTTCCGAGGATCCGCGCTACACTGTGCGTGGAACCTCATTTTGGTGAAAACGGAAATGCTGATTGTTGGTTCCTTGGGTTCCGTCCGACTGTGTTCGGGCGGAACCCTTTTTGTTTCCCGTCGCGGTATGTGGACGCTGAGCTTCTTTTATTGCACGCACACGCCGGAATCGTAGAGCAGCTGCCGGTAGTCGGACAATACCTGTACGGTCACGCCCAATTCCACGGCCATCATCCACGTGTTACCTTCGTACACTTCCTCGGCCATGCCGTAATCCACCGGTGAGATCAACGCCAGCGCGGTCTCCCTGCGGCAACGGCGCTCGCATTTTATTCCGTATCGTGTACCGCATCCTGGGTCATGGTGTCTGGCGTGTATGAGCTCGTGGCACAACGTGCAGCGGCGTTGGCGTTGGTTGAGCCAGTCGGCCAGCAGGATGAGCCTGTGCCGGTCGTCGTACAAGCCACATATGTCGCGTGGGAGGTCGCGCGATACGATTGACAGTCCCATGGATTCCGCGCTCCGATGAAGGTCCGCAACGGTCTTGTTATCCACATTCCTCTCTTCCGAAAGTATTGTTTTTCGAGAAGTACTTTTTGCTGTTTGTCAAATTCCGCTTGACAGTTGGAGTGTCGTATGTGATATTTGAATCAGCTCATCTACATGTTGTAGAAGGAGTCTTCGGAGTCGTCCTTAACGGGCGGCTCTAGTTTTTTTATTGGATTTTTGTGCTGAATCTGGAGTTATATTCCTTTTCCAGCTTGTCTATGCTCCATTGGCGGTTTACGTAGTACGCGGTTATGAGTACCCAGTAATCCCTTCGTTCTCCTAGAACAACGAGATATTGTTGGTTTGGAAGATATATCTTCACTCGATCCTTGTTCTTGTCGTTTTTTCTCCATACCCAGGGCCGCGTGCATTGGGTGTATTCGCATATTTCGCAGAACGGATGATGCTCCACTACCGGTCTGGGCCAGCTGATGCGTTCGCTGCGTTCGGCATCCGGAAGCCGTGAGCCGGAGTTGTCTTGATTGCATGTGGTCAGATGCATGAAGGCTTCCGGATAGATTCCGTCGTAGGGCATTCTTTTGTAGTGTACGGGTTTCCCGTCGTATTGGAAGGACTCTCTGAACTCGTTCTGGAATACATGGAACAGTCGTTGCTCATACTGCTCCCATGTCTCTCCGTGCTCTTGATTCCAAGGAATCAATCCGGGCAGCCAATGCGGATTCATCTCGCCCTCCATACGAAATAGTTGAACTTGGTCTCCTTCAGCAGTGTGCTCCTGTCTAGTTTGTATCCCGACCGTTGAATGATTCGTTCGATGATTCGGCGCTTCGCCATGCTCTGATGCTGTTCCGGTAGTTTTCGCTGCGAACGGCATACTGCGCCGATGAGTATGTCGGTGAGCTGCATGATCTGTACTTCGTCGGAACGTATCGGCTGGATTTTCTGGATGATTCTGTGATCGTAATCGTACATGTTGTTCGAACAGACATCCCATAATTGGCTGACTCGAAAACTCGAGTGTGTGTCTTTGATGTCGACGAACACGTTATAGCTTTGCTTTGGATCGAAGATGACCTTGAGCATCTCGAAGTACATTTTGTAATACCAGGTGTTGTGGTCCTGATTGTATTTCTCGTGGTCAAGTAGATTCTTGTCCGGGATGAGGAGCGCGCGGAACGATATGTCATCGTCATCGAAGAAGTAGTCCACGAGATCCAGATAGAGCGGCAGCATACGGTCTCGTGCCTTTGCCCATTTCACCTCATTCGTGGCGCATATGCCATGTTTCTGCTTGATTTCTTTGATTCTGACGCATATCTCTTTGCGTTTATCTTTTGGCACGATGACGGCTCCCAGAGCCATGCTGTTCGAATCATCATGCTCAAGGTGACATGTCTCATCGCAATACAGGTTGTATTCGGTCATTCGTGTTCCTTTCAATCCATCAATCGTCCGGCGTTTCGGCTTCGAGGCGTGCGTTCGGATCCCTGTTTGCGGCCACGTCATAGTCTTCGGGGTGCGCGGCGATACGGTCGATGAGATCATCGGTGATCCGGGATTCGCGCTCGCGGGCCTCGTAGGCTCGTGCGGCATCGCTGCCCAGGGCGCGGGTGTAGATGTCGAGGCTGGTGAGCCCGAATGTGAAGGCGATGTGCTCCACGTCGGACGTGTTCAACGGCGCCTCATAGCGCATGCGTTTGTACCAGTAATTGTTGCTCAATCCGCTGGAATCGAAGAATTCATCTATCGTAATGCCGCTATTTTTCAACAGTTGCCGACATACATCGATGATTCTTTTGCTGTCTTCGGTGACTTCGTTTTTAGATCCTCGTGCCATGCCTGAAGTCTATCTAAATAAGTAGATTTTGTAAAGAACCTATATAGGTAGATACATTGAATCACCTAAATAGGTAGATTGAGAGTTGTCGCAAGGGAACGGACCAACCAGAAAGGAGCGGCAACCAATGAGCGAAACGGAAACCATCGCACGAAACCTCAGCGGCGAACTCGCACGACACCGCAAGACGCAGGCCGCACTCGCCAAGGAGCTTGGTGTGAGTGAGCAAAACATTAGTAAGCGATTGCAGGGCGAGGGTTCATTCACTACCGAACAACTCGAGAAAGCCGCCGGAATGCTCGGCATGAGCCTCTACCAGCTCATGATCAAGCTCCTCCAACCAATCGACGGCATCAAACAGATCAAGCCGTGAGCAGCGCTCGCCGACGCATGAATCGAAAGGAGAACCCGAAATGAACATCAATATTCCGGTCGAAGATTCGAAAAGGCCATTGGATTGTCCGCTATGCGGCGGCATTCCGGAAATCCGTGTGTCGAAAACAGCTTATTCGGGTAACAACAGGATGGATTACTTCGTCGTATCCTGCTCGAATGGGCATGGTCCTGCAGAGGAAGGCGTATCGCAGGAGTTCATGCTGAAACGGTGGGACGCCTGGGCGGCCAGAATCACGTCGATTCTCTCGTCACCGATTCACCCGTGCCCGACGTGCGGCCGCATGCCACACGTCAAGGCAAACGACTTGGGCCTCAAGCTTGACTGCGAATGCAGAGCAAGCTCGAATCCTGTTTCGGATCCGGTTGCCGCCATCGAACTCTGGGAGCGGAACATCGAAAAAAGACAGCGTCTCAATGCCGATGTCGAGTTTCTGAACGGGATCATCGCCCGGTCATCGGCGTCGGATGCAACGGTTCCGGTGGCTCCTCGATCTCGTCAGTGCGATTCCGAAGCTCGTACCGTTCCAGCCGGCCAATCAGCTGCCGCCAAAGGGGAATCCGAATCGCCTTATACCCACTGGCCGGCCACAGATTCTCACCGGAGACACGTCCCACATGACATCGGAGACGCTTCTTCCACCAGCGGAGCCAAGGAATCGAGGGGAAACGGTCATGCGTGACCACGATGATCGAATCCGCATCGGAGTGGTGCATCTGCAATACGACGGACTCGCCCGGGGCGATGGATGGCATGGAACTTTCCCAGTGACGTAAGTCGTTGCCATGCGAAGGCTTGAGTTCCACCGCGACAACGCAGCCGGAGCCGACGAACCGGACGTCAATGGCTGGCGCTGTGCCGATGTTCTCCAAGGTCAGTGGCTCGCCATACAGATCGCGATTACCAGACAGATGCTCCGGCAGCACAACTTCACGCCGTGTAAGCACAAGATTCGGCCGGTTCCTGTCGAAATAGCGCAACAGCAGCGTGACCGCCGTGGACGTTACGACGCTCGCCGGTACCACCGAGGACCAATCAATACCGGTAACCCAACTCATATTTCACCAATCATCACGGAAGAACACATGAGAACGATTCTAAGGAGAATCACATGAACAACGAAATACAGAAGTTCGATTTCAAGGGCGCGGCATTGCGTACCTTGACCGACGAGGCGGGGGAGCCCTGGTTCGTGCTCAAAGATTGTATGAGCATCCTTGACCTTGGCAATCCAACTGAGACCGTCAAAATGTTTGATAAGGATGAGTTCAGTACTACTGAAGTCATCGATTCGATTGGTCGCCGGCAGCAGACGTATATCATCAGCGAACCTGGTCTTTACCGTCTTGTGATGAAGTCTCGGAAGCCGGAGGCCAAGGAGTTCCAGCGTTGGGTGACGCATGAGGTGCTGCCGTCCATCCGCAAGCACGGCGGCTATATGGCCGGCCAGGAACGGATGACACCGGAACAGATGGCGTTGGCCAGCATGCGATGGCTGCAATCCAAGGTCGACGAACAAGCCAAACAGCTCAAAGCCCAGGAAGGCAAGGGTCCTGTTCGCCAACGCGGTCGAAACCGCGAGGACGTCCATCCTTGTGGGCGATTTCGCGAAGATCCTGAAAAGCAACGGCATCGACATCGGCCCACGGCGCCTGTTCGCCTGGCTCCGCGAGCATGGATGGCTCATCAAGGCCAAGGGCTCCAGTTGGAACATGCCTACACAGAAGGTGATGGACCTTCACCTGTTCGAGATCAAGGAGACGACCATCAGCCACTCGGACGGGCACACCACGATCAACAAGACGCCGAAGATGACCGGCAAGGGGCAGACGTATTTCGCCAAACTGTTCCTCGCGAAACCAACACAGGAAGCGGGTGCGTGATGAGTGAGACATGGCTGCCGGCATGCATATCGCTTACTGCTGGCTTGTTCAGTCTTTCCCTGGCTTTGCTTCGGATCCTCGTCGATCTTGATCCGATCGGTTGGATCCTGTCGTTGGGGGAGTGTCAAGAGTCCGGGAAAGCGGATGCAGTCGGGGATGTGCAAATAACCATAATCCCAGTCTCGAATGTTCGAACCGGTATCTCGTCAGAGTTGGCAAATGCCGTCTCGTTTCCGGTATCGGATGACGCGGCTGTTCCTGGAGCGACCCATGAATCGAATAGGAACGGAACACGCGGCGCATCAAATGCGTCGGCTGCTTCGTCCAATGGAGGCGTATCGCTATGACATCGGCTTTCTCATCGGCGTGCATGATGATATACGCGCGGTCGGCCGCTTTGAATTGCGCGATGCTGCTCGGAGTCATGAACTCGGTGTTGTCGCCGATGGGTCTCAGGAGCAGGAAATACGCCTTGCATCCAATCCCCTCGATTGAGACGTCGTACGCGTCGCCGTCACCGGAATTGTACACGGAGCAGACGGAATCCGGCTCGGCCTCGTCTCGAGACTCCAACCAGTCAGAAAATCCGGGCACCGTTGAGGAAATCGGTAATTCAGGATTCGTCGAGTGTTCCAGCAGGGTCCAGTCCGCCTGCGGCCTGTTATGCCATGGCCACCAAACGGTCAATCCGGCGCCAAACAGCGAGGCCGCGGCACCGGCCCATGCGGCCAATACGGATCCATCCATTGATTCTTCTCCTAACTGTTCGGCCCGCACGTCGGAAATGCGGGATGACACCGATTTTAGGAGGGGGCCGGGCGGTTCTCCTAACGCCGCCCGGCATTACACACGCAAAGGAGGCGCGTGATGGAAGACGATACGACGTTCGCTGCGCTCGCTGAGGTCCTGAAACCGATGAACACGACGAAGGACATCGCGGACCGTTGCGGCATCAAGGAGGGCACCTTGGCGTACTGGCGTGGTGCGGGAATCGGTCCGAAGTTCGTGAAGGTCGGACGGACCGTCATGTATCCGAAGGAGCCGATGATCGCCTACTTCAAGGAACACCTCTACCAGAGCACATGTGAATACGAGGGAAAGGAGTCGGCATGAAAACGATTCGCAAGGCCTGCGTGCAGGCAGTGTTCGACGAGTTCGAGACCCAGGGCGAAATAGTCCACCCATTCAAGGACGTGGATGCGGAGGCCATGAGGTCGCTCGGCCACATCGTCGGCTACATCGACCTCGACGTCACCGGTCTCGTGGACCTCATCATCGACACGATCAACAAGGAGCTGTGATGACACTCAGGAGAATCGACGCGGAAACGCTGCTGGCACCACCCGTACCGCCGAAGGACACGGTGATCATGTTCGGTTTGACCGGCTACGCGATTCGCGTCACGGGCAAGGGCGCCAGCCTCATGGCACTCGACGTCGACGGAAGCCAGGAGCTGGCGAGCATCGGAAAAGACCAGGCAAGGACATTCATTCAAAGAATCGGAGGCGCAAGATGACGGACAACGATTATCGCATCGAGGACAGGTTCGAAAAGGGAAGGCCGAACTACACGCTCAGGCGTTTGAAGTTCACGCTGGCCGTGGTCGGCCTGGTCGTGAGCGTGACGCTCATGCTCACCTGGCATGGCGGCGGTCTGACGGGCGCGCTTGTGGTTGAGGGCGTGTATCTGGTCACGGCCCTGTGGCTGACGGTCAGGTTCGCTCCGCGCGATGACGTGGATGGCGACGTCTGACCGTATCCGCCGGCGTACAAGGACGCGGGCGGATGGCGGAGGCGTGGGTCCCTTCATCTCACATTGCATTTCACGCATGCACTCTCACGTCTTCCGCCGTCGCACAGTCCGCTGTGGGTTCGAATCCCGCCGCCGGCGCTTGGCCGGACCGTCAACGCCGCCCGCATCCCCGCTTCGTTCAGCTTTCTTGGTGGTGTGGGAACGATGGGCGTGCTTCTTTGCTGTCATGGCGCCCAGCGGTCCGGCTCGTATCAATCAATCTCATATCAATCAAGGTCAAGGGAGGAACCGATGAAGGAGATTCTGCCGCATTGGCATTTCAGTCCGAACGCTCCGGTCAAGGACGTCGACACGAAGAAGATGACGAGTGGTGACAGGGCGGTGGCCGGCGCGTGCTGTCGGGCGATGGAGACCGAGGCGTGGAAGGAGCTGGAGATCCTCGAATCGGTGGGCGTGCGGTTCACCGGACTGGTGGGCCGGTTCGTGTCCGAGGTTGCGTCTCCGGTGTTGGAGGTGATGCCTGGTGACAGTTTCCATCAGGGAGCGGCCGCGCAGTTGACGCACATGGTGAAGACCAGGGATGGTGGCGAGACCATCCGCATCATCAAGACTCTCGCCGTGAAAGGTAGGTTCTAATGGCTGGTGAGACGATCATCGCGGTGGTGGGCAATCTGACCGCGGATCCTGAGTTGAGGTCGACGAAGAACGGTCGGAGCGTGGCTGGTTTCACGATCGCGTCCACTCCTCGCACGTTCGACAGGCAGTCGAATCAGTGGGTCGATGGGGACGCGTTGTTCCTCCGCTGCACGGTATGGGGTGATCTGGCCGAACATTGCGCGCAAAGCCTGGCAAAGGGCATGCGTGTGATCGCCCAGGGCAGGCTGACGCAGCATTCATGGGAGGACGAGCAGCATCAGCGCCGAACTTCCATGGAATTGCAGGTGGACGAGATCGGGCCGAGCTTGCGCTATGCGACCGCGCAGGTAGCCAAGGCGCAGCGTGGCACGGCTGGAGCGTATGGCAATCCGTCCTCCGCCCCGGCAGGCTATACGGGCGGATCCACCGCTGCCGGTGCCTCGTTGCCGCCGTCTGACCCGTGGGGCTCGCCACAGGGTGAATCGTCGTCGTTCGGTGATTTCGGCAAGCCGGAATCCGAACCGGAATTCTAAGGAGGAATCATGGGCATCACCATAGAGGATCTGCCCGTCGAGGATTTGCATCCGAATCCGAACAATCCACGCAGGCAGGTGGGCGACGTGGCCGATCTGGAGGCGAGCATCCGCTCGCAGGGCATCAAACAGCCTCTCCTGGTCACGCCGACGGGAGAGACCGACATCGACGGGCATGCGCAGTACCGAGTCGTCATCGGCCATCGCAGGCTCGCCGCCGCCAAACAGGCCGGACTCGAGTCCGTGCCGGCGATCATCGAAAGGATGGACGCGCGGAGGGAACGCGAGGTCATGCTGGTCGAGAACTCGCAACGCTCCGATTTGACGCCCATCGAGGAGGCCGACGGCTATCAGGGGCTCCTCGATCTAGGCGTGGGCGTCAAGGAGATGGCCGAGAAGACGGGACGCAGCGACCGGTTCGTCCGCAGACGGTTGAAGATAGCCAGAATCCCGCAGGAGACGCGCGACATGTCCGCCGATTTCAGCCAACTGTCGCTCGACCAGTTGGACAAGCTCGCCGAATTCGAATCCGACCCGGACATGCAGCGCGAGCTCGCCCGCGCCGACGATTTCGACTGGACCTACCAGCGGCTCTCCCGGGAACGTAGGAAGACCGCATGGCACGACAAGGCGCTGGAGGCGCTCGCCAAAGCCGGAATCAAAGTCGAAAGCTTCCCGGACGGAAAGAACTTCTGGAACTGGCATCCGTACGGATACCGGGCCGGCCGCATGATATCCAACATCGAAACGGACTTCTGGACCTCGTTCACCAGGGAATCCGACTGGCCGTCCGCACGTGTGTACGAGAATTCCGCGTTTGATGAGTTCTGCACGTACCTGCCGGTTCCCGCCGACGAGCTCGAAAAAGACAAGGCCAAGACCGACGAGGACAATGCCATCAAGGCGCGAGGCAGGGAACTCAACCGACAGGCCCGCGAATTCGAAGCGATCGCCAAAGCCAACCGCACCACATGGCTGAAACACAACCTCCGCGCACTCACCCACGAACACGCGGAAACGGGAATATGCAGGCTCGCGCTCGCGGGCACGGTTGGCTGGAGGAGCGTGTTTCCGTACCAGTCCTACAAGGGCGAGGACGTCATCAGGGAGCTGATCGCGTTCGGCTGGAGCCTGCCGATCACCGAGCATGACGGCGACCACTGGTCGTTGGAATGCAAGGAGAACCTCGACTCGATCCGCATGGTGTTGAGGGACAGGCCGCTGCGCATCCTTGATGTCCTGGCCGCCCGCTGGGAGTCGAACATCGGCTGGAACTACTGGCGCCAACGGCGTGGCGTGGACGATATGGGCATCTGGTACGACGTGCTGGAACGGATTGGCTACCAGGTGAGTGAGGACGAGAGGAAGGCACTCAAGGGCGCATATCTCGGTGGAGGAGATGACGAATCATGAGTATCCAAGCGTTGACATGGGTTATCTACGGTGTAGCGCCGGACATCAAGCACGCGGATTTCCGCACGCTTCTCGTGCTGGCCGACCATGCCGATCCTCAAGGCATGGGAGCGTATCCGAGTAGGAGCACGATCAGCCGGTTGACCGGATACAGCGTGCGTACGGTCTCCTATGCGTTGAAGAGTCTCGAATCCTCTGGACTGATCAGCAGGGGAGACCAGCGCATCGTGTCTGGCCTCGGCGGATACAAGCCGACCGTCTGGAACCTCAACATGAGCAGAGGTGCAAAAACTGCACCTCTCAAAAACGCCGAAACACCAGTGCAACACGACTGCACGCCAGCAGTGCAAACAGACTGCACACCAGCAGTGCAAGCAGGGGTGCAAAAAACACGGACAGGTGTGCAAACAGGTGTGCAACATGATTGCACAAGAACCATATCTAAGGAAGAACCGTATATAGAACCTAGAGAGAGTAACGCGCGCGCGAGAAAACAAATCCCAATACCAGCCAACTGGAAACCCTCTGAGGAACACCGGACGCTCGCCGACCGGCTCGGCATCGACTGCAGCATCGAAGCCGACAAATTCCGCGACAGGGCCCTCGACTCGGGAGCCCGCTCGGCCGACTGGAACGCGAAATACCGCAACTGGCTCGTCAAAGGCAAGGAACGCGGATTCGCCACGCCAAAGGATTCCAACGTTCGCCGACGGTATACGTGGGGCAGCGAAGAGGTCAAACGGGTTCTCGGCCCGATAGCCTGCGAAGGCACGGACACGTACATGGAGCTCGCGTGCAAGGTCGCGGACCTGCTCAACCAGGGTTTGGACCCGGACATGCTGCGCCGTCAGCTCGAGAACGTGCCCGGCGACGTATTGGCCGAACAATTGTTCGAACAGGAGGCGGCGGCATGAACGCCATGACCATCGCACACATGGCCGGCATCCTCACCTCGGCCATCCAGGCCGCGGACCGATTGGAACTCGACGCGCTCAACGACCCGGACATCAACCTTGACCGTATCCGCGATATCAAACGCGACTGCTCGACCTGCATCGGCCTGCTCGACCAACTCGGAAAGGAACAACGATGAGCGACCGGCAATTCCAGGAATCGAAACGCGTCGCCTTGCAACGTCAGGGCTGGCATTGCATGCGTTGCGGACGCAACCTGCACGACCCGAGCGTCTGGCCGGGCAGGAGCGGCCACCACCGGCAGTTGCGCCGACGAGCCAACCCGACCATGCGTGACCTGCCGTGCAACATCGTCGAACTGTGCGGTTCCGGCACGACCGGCTGTCATGGTTGGGCGCACGCGCATCCGGCGGAGGCGGAACGGTTAGGCTACATCATCCCGAGCTGGCGTGATCCGCTCAACGCGCCGATACGCGACTGGAACGGCGACTGGTGGTGGCTGTTGGATGACGGCACGGCGCAACGGCTTACTCAAATCGAGATCATCGAATGGCAAAGCAATTGGAAGGAAGAATCATGAGGAAACAGGACGAAGACCTGAACGTGAAGCCGGAGGCGCTGCTCTGGCTTGATTTCGAAACGACCGGCACGGACAGGGATAACAGTCTGCCGTTGGAGGTCGGCATGGAATGCACCGACGTGCTGGGCGAACATTCGTATGGATTCCTGCATCGCATCATCAGACCGGACTATCTCAACCTGTTGGACATGGGCCCGGTCGCGTTCTCGATGCACACGGACAATGGATTGCTGTTCGAGCTGTTGAACGGCTCCGCGCACGACGACTGCGTGGATGCTGTGGCGAACGCCGTGGAGGAGTATCTCGACTCCCTGTCGCAACGCTTCATGCTGGTTCCGGCTGGAACGAACGTGGACTTCGACATCGACTTCCTCAAACGTCTCGACCTGGCCCCGGACAGGTGGCTGTCCTACCGCAAGTTCGACTTGACCACGCTCCGCCGCTACCTCACGTTCCTGGACTGTCCCGAAACCCCGTACAGGACGCATGCCGGCACGCACAGGGTGCGCGACTGCATACGACGCGACATCAACGACTACAAGTGGTACCGCAAGCTTCTGAAGGGAGCATGGTGATGACCGTGGCCGCCATGATGCTCCTGTGCGCGGCCGTCCTGGTCGCTTGGATCGGAGGCCGGCCATGACGGTCCAGACGCATATGGCGTGGCGGTACCGGAATCCCGCCGACCTGATCGGCCGGCGATGCATCGCGCTCACCGGCATGGATGTCACGTTGGACGGCCCATTGGATCTGATCCGGTTGAGTCCGGTCCACGCGGTCCTGAAATACCGGGGCATAGGACTGCACGTCATCGACTGCGACCTACGCCACCACGCGAACAAAACCTCGGACGGCATCCGCGCCGTCGTCATCACGGAAGGCAAACCATGAAAAACACCACATCGCATGCCAGGAAATGGCATAGGACCAGTCCATGCCCCTACTGCGGCACGAGGAAACCCGGCATCGAACCCTACGCCCGGATTATCGGAGCCAAGATGCACTGCATCTGGATCGCCAAATGCCGTGCATGTCCGAACGCCGTCTGGATCACCACCCCGGACGACAGCATCAAAACCGCGATCCGCGGATGGAACCGATACGCCAACGGCGGATGGCGCAAACACTAGGAGGAAACGAAATGAGAAAAACAACACGCATCACACTTGTCATCACCGTCATATGCATGGCGCTCGCCGGATGCGGGAGCGCGTCGGAGTCTTCCACGCCAGCGCATGCGGTCAGGTCCATCGAATCGCAGTGCTCCCAGGACGAAGACGGAGACTTTCGTGAATGCGTCATCACCCTGACCGACAAGAGGAGAGTGGACTGCGTCGTCTACTCGGGCTACAAGAAGGGCGGCGCGGACAAGGAGCCGGCAAGATGAGCTACCGGGAAATCCATGAGCTGTTCGTCGTCTGCGACGAGTGCCACACAAGCCTTTCCGTCTATGACGCGACCTACGAGGACGCCGACAACGAGGCCGCCGACCACGGCTGGCAATGCGACGAGCTCCAAGGCAGGCACTACTGCCCGCTCCACTGGCACGTCGAATGCCAGGACTGCGACATCACCGACAGTGGAGCGCCGGACGAACTGGAAGCCGCGGGATGGCACATCGACCGAGATTATCCATGCGACAGCCTCTGTCCGAACCACCGCCATCTCGCATGCCGCGAATGCCGCAAGTGGGACGTCGGACCGCTGCACCGGCTCGAATACGAGGGATGGCAGACCAACTCCACCGACCCCAACGACAGCCTCTGCCCGGAATGCGCCAAAACAAAGAAGGACACGAAATGAGAATCGATTTCAACAGCAAGGATGGCGTTTTCGCCATCAAAGCCGAAAACAAAGAGGAAAAAACCCAGCTCAAAACGTCGGCGGTCGCCATCTGCAATCTCATCATCGATTTTTTCGACGGTGAAGTCCAAGAAATGAAGGCTGCGAAGGAATGAAACGCATCACACTCAAGGACACAAAATGAGCAATCGAAGTTATTTGGTGCCAAGGCCGCCAGCGTTCGACCATGAGCATCCCAGACCGAAGGAGGAAGGCGAGGTGCTGTACTGCGGAAATTGCCAAAAATGGTACGTATCATGGTTTCCCCTCACCGAAGTCAAAACCATATGGGGCCGCCGCCCCGAATGGTGGATACGCATCTTCCACCGCAAACCATACGAGACGATCATCCAGCAAATACGAAGGGAAACGAAATGAAAGTCAAGAAAACCCTCATGGACATGATCATCAAATGGCATCAGGCCGGATACAGACTCGATGAGATCGCGCCACTGATGCCACAAGTCCCCAAAGAGGAAATCAAAGCGATCATCCAACACACCCGCGAATAACAAGAAACCCGACCTTCCGGCCGGGCTCCTGGCATCACCACAAACCAGACTACACCCGCCGGAGGGAATCGAACAAATGAACGAACCAACCAACGAATCCCAACCAACACCAAACCAGACACAACCAGCACAAACCAACCAACACAAGCCAGCGCTCGCCGGCATGTGCCAAGTGTGCGGCGGGGAGTGCAATCTGCGCAATACGCTGTGTGACAAGTGCGATGCCGTAATGAGGGGATGGCTCCGCGACTATCCGTCATGGATCCAGGTCCTGCGCGAGTTTCTGGACAGCACCGCACATTACGGTGGCCATCAGCCCGGCCGTACCAATTTGGCTTCGGCTCCGACGCCGGTCAGGTTGTCTGTGATTGACCATCTGCAGGAGATCGATGATCTGGCTGTCGCTCTTTGGCGGCGGTTGTATGCTCCGCCGGCCATGCCATGGGCCGATAGCAGGATTCATCCGTCCGTGTTGAAATGCCTGAGTATCTGCGCGGATTGCAATCGTCTTTCACGATTGCCGGACATTGGTCTGATTTGGCATGACTGGGAGCGGTTGGCGCGCAAGACGCTGGGCATCATCGACGTGCCGCCATCCAAGCATGGTATCGGCAGGTGCCTGAATCCTCTGTGCGGCGTGGAGCTGAGTGCGGAGGTCGGCGCGGTAAATGTTGACTGTCCGGTGTGCGGCAACACTCATCGCGTGGTCGACGTGCGATTGGGGTTCCTGAAGGAGTGCATCGAATCCGGCAGGGCGTTCACGGCGGGGGAGTGCGCGGAGCTGCTGCGCGAATGCGGGTTCCAGTGCAGCGTGAACACGATCTACTCGTGGCGCAAGCGCGGCAGGATCCAACCGGCCGGCAGAAACGAGAAGGGACAGCCGCTGTACCGCCTGTCCGACGTACACGCGCGCCTCGCCCGGCATGACGTGATTTGACATTTTTCAAAGTGCAAGGCAGAATTGTCAGTGGATTAAAGGGTTCAAACCGGAAAACGGTTTGAACCCTTTTCATATCCACCGATGGATTCTCCTAACTCCTTGGGTTATATCCCGTCCTGTCCGAACGGCATATCGGACACGCTCCGCCCACTCCCGTCAGAGTGGACATACCCCAATGTGGCAGGCAAGCCAATCCCGTGCTTCCGTGATGCGGTGATGCTCAAATCCGCCTGCCGGTATGCCTTCGTAGGAATCAGTGGTAGATCGTACCGGCCGCGAGTCTTTATTGGATTCTCTTCCTTGTGGCCGCGTGTGGACGCGGGTTCGAATCCCGCCGAAGGCACCCATGGAACAAACCCGGGGTAGGGGTATTCGCAGATGATGGGGAGCCCCTACAAGACCGGGAGTGTCCATATACGGGAGCCCCTATACCGGCATTCCAGCAAGCCAACGGCGAAGATAGTCGTCGGCAAATCCACGGCACCCCGGGGCTCATACATGCGGGGAGGCCACATGAGCAAGCGGCGCAACGAGCGTGTCAGCAACGGCTGGCGGCGCAGACAGCTCAGGGCAAGAGTCCTGGCCGCATACGACGTGTGCGCCATCTGCGCCCAGCCGGTCGACAAGACATTGAAGACACCACATCCGATGAGCGCCGAAGTCGACGAGCTCATACCAGTCTCACGCGGCGGTGATCCATACAGCTTCGCGAACTGCAGGCTCACGCACCGCAGATGCAACAGGATGAAGAGCGACAAGACAGACGAACACGCACGAGCGCTGCTGGCTGGCAGACAGGAAGTGAAAGCAAGCTCGATGCCGTTCAAAACGTTCGGCATCTGACTCCGATACCAGGGCGGGGACCCCGGGTACACCCCCTCCCGGTCGCCTCGGGTGCAGTGCCGATATCCCTCCCGGAATGCAAACGTCGGAAACAGGGGAAACAACGAAAGGTCGGAAAGCGAGGGAGGCGCCGATGAAGTGCGAGCTCTGCGGCAAGGAATTCCAGCCATCCGGCCATGGGCGGCCGCAGAAGTACTGTTCCAAGTCCTGCCGCCAGAAAGCCGATTATCGTCGGAAAAAGAACAGGCCCGCACGGGACCGGAACGGTAAGCCGCCCGTCAAAGCCGTGGAAACGAAACAGAAGCCGGAGCAGGATCTCGACCAGCGGAGCTTCGAACGGATGATGGACGGCAGCATGCTGGACATACTGCGAGACAACCGTGACCTGCTGCTCAAGGCCATGGTCGATCCCACGACGTCGGCGAACGCGCTGCCCGCGATCAGCCGCCAGCTCATCGACGTATGCGAACGCATCGAAGCGCTCCAAGGCGGCGGTCTGACCGACCTGCTGGACGATGAGGAAGACGAGGTGACGGACGATGTCGGAGCGTCGATTGTCTGAAATCGCCAAGGTCCTCCGCCAGCCGGAAGGCATCGTCGGCAGCGAGTTCACTCGAATCAACAAAGCCGCGCGTAAGGCCGGCATCCGTTTCGACTTGTGGCAGCAGGGCTTCTTGTGGCTTCTGTTCGCCAAGAACGCGGAAGGCAAGTATGCGTGTGGCGCGGACGGCGCCGTGCTGTCCAGCTGCAGGCAGATCGGCAAGACCTTCACCGTCGGCACCGCGTTGTTCCTCAAGGCGATACTCACACCGAACCTGAAAGCCATCTGGACCGCCCACCATACGCGCACCAGCGACGAGACATTCGCGGACATGTGCGAGATGGAGCACAATCCAGTGCTCGGCCGGTACGTGGAACGCATCCGCAGAGCAAACGGCCAACAGGAGATCACGTTCACGTCCGGCAGCCGCATCATGTTCGGCGCCCGCGAGAACGGTTTCGGCCGAGGATTGCACAGCGTGGACGTGGCCGTGTTCGACGAAGCGCAGATCCTCACAGTGCGCGCGATGGACAACATGATTCCGGTTTTGAACACGAGTCCTAACCCCCTGGTCGTGTATATGGGCAATCCACCCAAGCCGGGAGACCAGTGCGATGCGTTCACGGAGAAACGCATGCACGCGCTGAACCATGACGGAAACCTCCTCTACGTGGAGCTCGCCGCCGACAAGGACGCGGATTCGGACGACCGCGAACAGTGGGCTAAAGCGAATCCCAGCTATCCGAAACGTACAAGCGAACAGGCAATCATGCGCATGCGCAACAACCTGTCGGACGATTCATTCCGTCGTGAGGCGCTTGGCATATGGGACGAGACCGCCACCGCATACGCCATCAGTCCCGACCTGTGGCAGGCCGCGGCCGTCGACGACGTGCCCGAGGGCGGCACGATGAGCTTCGGCATCGACATGCCTCCGGACAGGAGCGTGCTGACCATCGGAGCGGCGCTACGATACGCGGACGGTTCGGCCATCGTCCAGATGGCGAACATCAAGGACGCGCGGCAGGCGGGAACCATGTGGGCCGTGGACTGGCTCGCCGAACATTGGCCGAAGACCGCCAGCGTGGTCATCGACGCGCAGTCGCCCGCCATGAGCCTGCTGCCGGAACTGAAGAAAGCACATGTGAAGGTCACGGTCACGAACATGCAGGAGATGGGCCGAGCATGCGGCCGGTTCCTCGACATGCTCAAAGCCGGAACGCTCAAGCACCCGCGGGACGAATACCAGCCGCAGCTGGCCGCGGCCGTCAAGGGTGCGACCACGCGTCCATTGGGACAGTCCGGCGCGATCGCTTGGAACAAACTCGGCAGTGATGTCGACATCACGCCGCTCGTGTCCACCACGCTCGCCCTGTACGGGGCGTTCACGACGCTCCGACATCCCGGAAGACGACAGATCATCGGAGGAATCTAAATGAGCGACATCCAGACAACGGCAGCGCCGGACGGGTGGAAACCTACGGGAGGAGCCGGAACGGTGCCGAAACTCGTCGTACCGACGCACATCGACGGACTTTCCGGTGAGGAGAACGCGTTGCTGCGTGAACTCGCCGAGGTGTGGACGCGCCATGCGAGCCGCAACCGAACACTCACCGCTTACTACGAGGCCAAGGAGCCACTGGTTGATTTTGGACTGACTGTGCCGAAGTCCATCAAGGATCATTACACGCCGCTTGGGTGGGCGCGCAAGGCTGTGGATATGCTCGCTGAGCTTTGCGTGTTCGAGGGATTCGTCTCGCCGGGCGTGGACGACCCGTTCGAACTGCAGGACTTCATGAGCCGCATCGGATTCACTAGCGTTCTGCAGCAGGCCATCCAGACTGCGCTCATTCACGGCTGTTCGTTCCTCAGCGTTGTCCAGGACTTCGAAGGAAGACCGCTCATCCGCACGCATACCGCGGAAAGCTCGGCCGCCGTCTGGGATTACCCCAACCGGCGGGTCAGGGCGTGCATGGCCATCACCGACGTCGACGACAACAATGAGGCCACCGGACTCGTGCTCTACATGCCCGACCGCAACATCAGCGTGCAGCGCCGTCTCGGCTACTGGTGGCGCGTGGACGATGAGCAACCCACCATCGACAACGAGTGCAGTGTGTTCCGCCTCGCCTACAAGGCTACCGAGGTCAAACCGTTCGGACGCTCCCGCATCAGCCGGGACGCTATGGCCATCATCGACGGCGCGAACCGCACCATCGTGCGCGCCGAAGCGAATGCCGAATTCTACGCGTTCCCAAAAATCCTGCTGACAGGCACTTCCGAAGAACTCGCCTCATTGGGCACGGACGACGCGTTAAAGCTTTATATGGGTCGCTACAACATGATCAGCAAGGACATCGACGGGCAGTCCCCGACCGTGACGCAACTGGCCGCGTCCAGCATGGACCCGCATCTGACGATGCTGAAAAGCTGGGCCGCCATGTTCGCCAGCGCGATGAACATTCCCGCCAGCTCGCTCGGCATCGTGTCCGACGCGAATCCGACATCCGCCGACGCGACCGAGGCGCAGCGCGAGGACCTGATCATCGAGGCGCGCCATTGCGATCGCGATTTCGGTGAATCGATCCTGCAGGCAGCCCGTCTTGTGGCACGGATGCAGGATCCATCCGTGCCCGACGAGGAGCTGATGAAACTGCAGGTCGACTGGAAGAACCCGAACACGCCGTCGAGCTCCATGAGCGCCGACGCATTCAGCAAGCTCGCTGGAAGCATCGACTCGTTCGCCAACAGCGAGGTCGGCATGACACGCGCCGGATTGAGCCGAAGCGAGATCGTCCGGCTGAAGGCCGACCAGCGCAAGGCCCAGGCCGGTCAGGTACTCGATCAGATTCGAGGCATGCGCCAACAGACGGATCAGCAGACCGATACGGCGGCGAGGGAAGGCGGTATGAATGAGCCCGAACAGTCTGAACTTGCCGCCGGAACGACGCAGAAGGCTTGAACTCGACCTCAATGATTTGTACGAGGATTACACGGACACCATGAGCCGCCTGCAGAAGGAGGCCGGCAACAGTGTCTCGGGCCTCGTCTGGGACGGTGAAAGCCAGGAGCTCATCAAAGCGGAGATCAACCGGTATGCCGACGCCGCCAGCAGGCTCGCATCCGACTACTACGGCCACGTACGCGACCTGTGGGCGCAGTACGGCGGAATCGATATGCCGGAATACGAGCCGCCTTCCATCACCGCCGACCGCGCGGTCTGGCAGATGGAAGGCGGTTTCAACAACACTGACTTCATGGGATTGCACTACAAGGATGTCATTCCAGATGAAAACGGAGCCGTTCACAACAACGCCGGAAGAACCATCGACGACCTGTGGCCCACGTTCGCTGACGAGGAGCAGGCGCTGGAATACGTGCAGAATCTGATTCAGACCGTCGGGCGGCTGACCATGCAGAGGGCTGTGGCCAACGATCCCACCAAGCCTCGCTGGGCGCGTGTGCCGCGAGGGGCTAAGACATGCGCGTTCTGCCTTATGCTCGCCTCGCGTGGCTTCGCCTACCTGAGCGAGGACACCGCCGGACGGCAGATGCAATACCATACGGACTGCGACTGCGACATCGTGCCAAGCTGGGGCAGCAGCAAACTCAAAGGATACGATCCGGACAAGTATCGTGAAATGTACCAGGCAGCCAAGGCTGCGGCCGGCGATGACGGCGACTGGCGTGACACGCTAGCCCAATTGAGACGCATCTATCACGATGAGGTCAATGATGGTGTGACTGCCCAACCGACGATTCGATGGAGCGGCAAATCGATTCCAATCAGTGCTTCCGAACTATCGAGATTGTCGGATTATAGCGTCAGGATGCCTGGAGATAGATTCTCCAACGACGAGAAGATCGCGGCTTTGATGGATTGGACCGGAGACAGCTACAAAAGTATCAACGGCTACCTGTTCGGCGGACGAAACCCGTCGAAAGACGTCATCCATCAGGTCGAATGCATCGACGAAGCGATATCCGACCATATCACCCGAGAACGTTTCACGGTCGACAGGCAGATGCGGTTGTCGACGTTCCACGTCAACGACATGGAGTCGCTTTTCGATTTGAATACCGGTCGCACCTTCGAACACATCGGCTACATGGCCACCAGCATCAAGGAGGGAGGCATTGACGTTGATGGGGAAGACCGCATCGCCACAAGAATCCTGGTACCGCCGGGAAGCGCCGGCGTGTATGTGGAGCCGATCACTCAGCATCCGGGAGAATACGAAATTCTTCTGCCGAGAGGAAGGGCTCTTCGTTTCGAAGGGCTTGGAGCATCCGACGGCAGACCGATCGTTTATCTGAGACTGCTATGATTGAGCCTATGGATCGTTCCGACCGTTTCACGTTTATGCCCGGTGATTTGAAGGAAGTCACCGATGAGCGCCATCTTGCGGAAATCAAACGCAAGTATGGCGATATCTCCATGCCGCAGGACGAATATGAATGGGTCAGGAACGAAGGAAAGAAGCGCTGGTCCGTCGGCGACTATGTGTCGACCGACGAGCTGCGGTCCGAATACGCGCGAAGAAAAGCGCTGGGAAATCTCTGAATCCCAGAAAGCCATCACGTCGAAACGTGATGGCTTTTCTTTTACCTTTCACACCCCAGCGATGGGGTGGGGCGCAGCCATGCGCGAAACCAACAAGAATGGCCGTCAACTCGCCGGCGTCAGGCGTGGAAACCAAGAACAAGCAAAGGAGCCACCAACCATGGCAGAAGAAAACCAGACCGGCGCGGACGGCCAACAGGAGCCGGAACAGCGCACTCCGGCCCCAAAGGACGTGAACAACGCGAAGCTGAGGACCTTCACCCAGGAGGAAGTCGACCGCATAATCAACGAGCGTCTCGGCAGGGAACGCGGCAGGAAAAGCGACTACGAGGAGCTCAAGGAGAAGGCCGGACAGACTGCCGACCTCGAATCGAAACTCTCCAAGGCGCTCGAGGAGAACGAGAAGCTCAAAAGCGAAGCCAAACAGGCCGAACACGAGAAGGAGCTCTCCACGATACGCGCCAACGTCGCGGCCAAACACGGCATCACCGACCCGAGCGTCCTCGCGGGCGACGACGAGAGGCAGATCGGCGAATACGCCGAGAAACTCATGAAGGTGTTCGCCGACATGCGTTCCCGCGGCACGGTCGCGGACCAGAGCGCCCGCACCGGACAGGCCAAGGCTAAACATTCCAGCCGCGAGGACTTCGTCAACGCCATGAGCAACACGCTCCTGTGAGCCAACCAGCAAACAACATTCATTTGAAAGGACAAACCATGGCAGATCCGTCCATGACCCGAAAAAGCAACGGTCTAGACCTCACCCCTGAAACCCAGGCGGAGATTTGGCAGACCGCAAAATACCAGAGCGCGTTCATGCAGCTCGTGCCGGAGATGAAGCTGCCCGGCAACGGCGCTCGCGTGCCGATCATCATCGGAGACCCGGAGGCCGCATGGGTCAACGAGGGCGCCGAGAAGCCGAAGAGCGGCGTCACCTTCGGCAAGAAGGACATGCTGCCGTACACCATCGCGGTCATCATGCCGTTCTCCAACCAGTTCCGCCGAGACTTCGGCGCTCTCTACGACCAAGTGGTCGCGAAGGGGCCAGGTGCCATCGCCCGCACGTTCGACAAGACCATCATGGGTCTCGTCGACGCTCCGGGAGCGGACTTCGACACCCTGAAGAGCGCGCAGACCGTCAGCATCGGCAAGGACGTGTGGAAGAACCTGAACAAAGCCGACGACCTCGTGTCCGAAGCGGATGGAACCGTGGACGGTTGGGCGTTGAGCACCCAGGGTCGCAGTGTGCTCCGGCAGGCGACCGACAACAACGGACGCCCCCTGTTCCTCAACGGCACCGCCGCCTCCGACGTGAGCACCGTGCTCGGCAACCGCACCTACATCAGCAAGGGCGTTCACGTGCCCGCCGTATCCGAGACACCGGGACCGGCCAAGGCAGAGATCCTTGGCGTGTGCGGCGAATTCTCTTCCGCCGCATGGGGCTCCGTCGAAGGAATGCAGACCAGCATCTCCGACCAGGCGTCCATCACCATCGACGGCAAGCAGGTCAACCTGTGGGAGCACAACATGTTCGCCGTGCGAATCGAAATCGAGGTCGGGTTCCGTATCCGCGACATCAACCGCTTCGTCCTGCTCACCGCCTGACGGAGTCCGACATGACGGACGAACCGGACATGTTCGCCACCTCCGACGATCTCGAACGGAGGTGGCACAAGCTCACCGACGAGGAACGTCAGAAAGCCGACACGCATCTCGCGGACGTGACCGACTACATCAAGGAACGCTCGCCCATCTGGCAGCGGCTCCGCGAAGAACGGCCACGCCTGCTGACGAAGATCACATGCGACATCGTCCGCAGGATCATGCAGGCCGACCCGTACGACATTCCCGGCGGCATCACGCAGATGAACCAGACCACCGGCAGCTTCAGCGAACAATACAGTTTCGGAGCGCCCACCGGCGATCTCTGGCTGCGCGACGACGAGAAACGCATCCTTGGCATCAACGCTCAGCGCGCGTTCAGCGTCGACATGGCAACGGGGGAGACGTCCTAGTGGAAACCATCGAAGTGTGGCGTGGCCAGTCCACCACCGACACGGACGGCAACCCCATCCAGGGCAAACCCGCCCGCGTCGGCACGTTCCAGGCGATGGTCGCGCCAACCTCTACCACCGACCAGACCGAGGAGAACGCCAGCCCGCAGACCATCGAATACACGATCCACATCCGCGGTAGCCAGCCGACCGGCATCCAGGCCACCGACCTGATCAAAGTCAGGGGCCGGCTGCTGCCCGTCAAGAGCAAGCCGCAGGTGTGGGACAACCTCCACGGGCGCCACGTCGGCGACGTGATCACCGTGGGCGAACGGGAAGGATAAGCATGGCCAAACGATGCAGATTCGTATTCAACCGCAAGGCGTTCAGCCAGCAGGTGCTGAAGAACGAGACGCTGCAGGACCGCATGCGGGAAGCCGCCCACGAGGCAGTCACCGACAGCCGTTGCATGGTCCGCGACCATGACGGCAAGAACCGTAGCGGCGTGGCGATCATCTGCCCGGCACCGGTGGAGAAGGCGCACGGCACGCTAGAGGACACGCTCGGAAGGATGCGCGTATGAGCATCCCGGTCACTCCCCGGCGCACGGAACCCCTGCTCCTGCCCAAACTGAGGACACTGTTCCCGGACGTGACGTTCGACACCATCGAACGAAGCGACCTCGAACCTCCCTTCACCGAAGCCACGCTGGCCGACTCCATGCAAGGCATGAGCACCCCAATCTCGCAGTACGTGCGGCTGCGGTTGAGCGTGCGCTGCATGAGAGAGGACCATACGGGCGACTGGGACAAGGCCGCACGCGTGTGGGCGGCCATCGCGAGGGAGATCATCGGGCTTGGAAACGTCGCGCCGCTCATCGACGCGTCACTCGAATCCGGGCCGGTACGCATGACGGACGAGGGCAAGAGACTGGTGTGCGCGTACGGCGTGCTCCTGCTCGAGGTCACCGTCAACTGAAACACAACCAAAGACAACGTGCCGCCACACGCGAAGAACGGAAAGGTGCAGACGAATGTCTGACAACAACGAAAAAACCACCGTCGCCGCGCAGGGCGCGACCGACTACGGGTACGTGTCCAGCGGCAACACCGCAGGCAACGTGCGCCTGATCAAGAACTACGCGCTGTTCCTGTTCCCCAAGGGCGACAGCACGTTCGTGGCTCCGACCGGAGTGGCCTGGACCCCGCCGGCAAGCAAGAAGCCGATCGGCTACTCCACGGAGGACGGCGCCGTACTGCATCCGGAACCGGGCGACAGCACCGACTACAAGGCCCACAACGGCGACATCGTGCTGTCCGACACGGATCCGGGCTACTGGACCCTGCAGCTCGCCGCCATGGAGGGCCGCAAGGATGTGGTGTCGGCCTACTTCGACGTGGACGTCGATTCGGACGGCGGCATCAGCATCAAGGGCGCCGGATTGAAGAAGGAGTGGATCCTCGTGCTGGTCGCGCTCGACCAGCAGGACCGTCCGTTCCTCCTGTACGGCACCAACGCGAAGGTGAGCGACCGTGACGACGTGAGCCTGAAATCCAGCGAGATCATGAACTTCAGCATGACGTTCAAGATGCTCAAGGGCACCAACGGCGAACAGTTCCACGCATGGGGCCTCGTCACTGAAGACGCCAAGTGACCCATTGATTCTTCCCGTGCGGCCGATGGCGGTCGGCCGCACGGGACACCCATTCAACCGCCAACCATTAGAACGGAGCCAACATGAGCGACAAAGAATACCATGTCGTGGACGTAGACCTGACCGAAGCGGAAGAGCTCAAACCCGACGTGCACCTCGAGGTCGCCGGCATCAAACTCGACCTGCCGAACCTCAACAACGCGGAACTGCCCATCGAACTCGTCCAGGCCATCCTCCTGATCAAAAGCAAGCCCGCATTGTCCGACGAGGAAACCACGGCCTGCGTGAGCACGTTCCTCGCCTACTTCCAGACGATGCAGCCGAACTTCTGGAACGTGCTGCGCAAGACCAAACGTCCGCTGGCCTACCTCACCGCGACCATCAAGGCGTGGGCCGAGGAATCCGGACTGGACCCAAAAGCGTTTACCTCGCCCACCTCTGGAACAACAATCGCGCGGCACTAGCCTACGACTGGATCCGAGCGTACGGGCAGATCTACAGGCCCGTACGCTTCCGGGAATGGGTTGAAGGCCAACGTCCACGAGTCGATTGGGGACTCGCCTGGGCGTTGACCCGCGAAATCCTCAAAGACCATACGAGCCACTCGTGGATGGCGTTGCAGAACGCCGTCTACGCGCCCGACGGAGCCGAACAGGCGGTCTGGACGCTGTCCGGACAACGCAAACGCCCATGGTTCGACCACGAGCACGACCCGCTCCGCCCGCCAACCCCGACGCACAACCTCACCCGCCGTCAACGCGAGGACAGGGAACGGCTCAAAGCCTACTTCCACATCAACGACGACCTCTGACTCCGACCGCCATCGGAATCCCAACCTACGAATAAGGAAACACGATGGCAGCACAGGACATAGGCGTCGCATACGTCCACGTCGAACCATCCGGCAAAGGATTCGGCAAAAGCATCGAAGGCGACATCGGCGACGCCGTCAACAAAGCCTCCAAGAAAAGCTCCAGCACCCTCATCTCGAAGATCGGCGGAGCATTCGGCAAAATCGGCAAGGTCGGCACAGGCGCGATCGCCACCCTCGCCGGCGGCATCACCGCCCTGGCCGCCAAAGGCGGCTTCACCCGCGCCCTCAACATCGAGAACGCGCAAGCCAAACTCAAAGGCCTCGGCCACGACAGCGCGAGCGTCACCGAAATCATGAACGACGCGCTCGCATCCGTCAAGGGCACCGCGTTCGGATTGGGCGACGCCGCGACCGTCGCGGCCAGCCTGTCCGCCTCCGGCATCAAGGAAGGCGACCAGCTCACCAAGATCCTCAAGACCGTGGCCGACACCGCGCAGATCAGCGGCAGAAGCCTCACTGACATCGGCATGATCTTCGGTTCCGTCGCCGCCCGAGGCAAACTCCAGGGCGACGACATGCTCCAGCTCATGTCGAGCGGCATCCCAGTCCTCCAAATGCTCGGCAAGCATCTGAACAAGACCAGCGCCGAAGTGTCCGACATGGTCTCGGACGGCAAAATCGACTTCCAAACCTTCGCCGACGCCATGCAGGAAGGCCTAGGCGGCGCCGCACTATCCGCAGGCACCACATTCACCGGCGCCCTGGCCAACGTGAAAGCCGCGTTGAGCCGACTCGGAGAAACAGCCGCCACACCAGTCCTCGACGGCTTACGCGGCCTGTTCAACCAAGCCATCCCACTCATCGATACATTCACCGCAGCCGTCACACCAACCCTGCAAAAAGTCGGAGCGGCACTCCAACAAGGTCTCGAGAACGCGATACCCGCCACACAGGCGAAACTCAAAAACCTTGGCGACACGATCTCCAACATCCCCGGCTTCCAGATGCTCGCCTCGGCGACGGCCAGCCTCAAAAGCCAACTCACTGGCCTCTGGAACGCAATCACATCACTCATAGGCGGACTCAACAATGGC